GTCAATGGCGTTGCATGTGCCGGTTGCCGCGACGGTGCCAAATGACTCGTAGATCGATCCTTCGTCCTCGGCCATCAGGAAGAAGCCGTAGTCACCATCGACATCGATATCGACGCCGCCGCCGTGGAACCAGCCGTTCTCGTCAGCGTAGAACGGGCCGAAGCCGTTGGGGAAGTCGCCAACGGCCATCTTGCCGGCAAGCGTGATCTTGCCGCCGTTCTGTGCATGGCAACCGAAGCCGGTTGTCACAGTGGACATATCGAAACCGGCGACAAGCAAGCTGGCGCCGCCGCCGGCAAAGAAACAATCCGCATTCGTTGTCGTGATCGGGCAGTTCGTTGGCGTCGTTGCGTCGCCGACAATAAGAACGGGCTTTCCAGCGTTCTGCCCTGCGGCGCCAGGGCCTTCGCCAACGAAGGGGCCTGTTACGGTGACACCGTTGGTGCTGTCGGCTGAGCCAACAACCTGGATGGTAACCTGGAAGCCGTTTAGATCGAGTGTCTGGTGGACGACGTTGACGGCGTGCTGCTTGGTGGCGAAGGCGCTGGCGGAGGTGTTTTCCCGCCCGTCATGGTCGTCATCGTCGGAACCGTCCGCGCGCACGTAATAGGGGCGGTCGGCGTACAGCGTCTCGCGCCGCGCCAACAATTCGTTGACCAGTGGGGTGATCAGCACCACCGGGTTGGTGGTGAACGCCACCCTGGCGCCGGGGCCGCTCGATCCGTCCACGACATTGGCGTCTAAGCGCACCAGCGCTCCGTCCGAAGCGGAATACGTCCCTTCGCCAATCTCCCACTCGCTGCGGTCGGCGTTCTCGGCCCGGTAGGGGTAAATCACGCCATCGACGCCCCCGCCGTCATCGAGGTTGCGGAACCCCGTGACCGCCGTGCCGTCGAGAAAATCGTCCGTGCCGTCGCTGCCCGCAGTAAAGCGGCAGACGTTCAAGAGATCAGCCATGTGGTGTGATCGCCTTTATGCGGTGCAGGGGCCGTTGGCGGGATTGCCGCGCAGGCGGAACTGGCCCTCTATGGCACCCCCGGCCGGGGTGGGGCGGATCGACCAGTAGATGATCCCGGCATCTGCGTCGGCGGAATCCCAGTCGCCCGCCCACACGCCGGCCGTCTCCGTCAATTCCACCTCGGGGAATTTTTCAACGCCGTCCTCGAAGCAGCGCAGGCGCAGGCAGGCGCTCTCGGGGACGGTCGTCTCGTTGTCGGCGTCGCGGAACAGGATGTCGCGGAACTCGACGATGGAACCGCGGATGAATTCGCGCATGGGTCTACCTTATGTTCACGGAGCCGGAGCCGGCCCTGACCGATCCCAAGGGCCTTGCGGTGATCGTGCCGACCGAGGCGGACCCGGCACTGATACCAACCGACGCCGAGCGCGCCGGCTTGCGCTGTCGCAGCAGCCGGAATTCGGACAGAAGCACCGCGAGCGTGTCCGAAACCGACAACACCCGCGAGATTGCGAGCAGATCGTCGAGGTCGAGCAGTAGATCGTCGCTGAGCGACAGCAGCGCCGAGATACCGACCGCCTCGGAGAGCAGGACGGCGAGTGTGTCGCTGCTGCTCAGTTCCAGCGTGACGAGGTAGGCCGCTACCTCGTCACTGATGAACGGCAGCAGCGCATCGCTGACATCGACGTTGACGACTACGGCATCGTCGAACGGTATCTGGCCAAGCGCCAGCTCGCCTACGGCGCCGTGGCCAAGCATGGGTCAGCGCTCCGCTACGAACCTATTGCGAGCGTAATCGTTGCGGTCAGCAACCAGCTCTGCGCACTGGTTTTTGTACCCAGCGTTTCCACTTTTCTCGACAGCATCGTGCCCGCCGAAACATGGTTGGCGACGCACCATTCCTCCCACGCCCAGTTGGCATCGCTGGTGCCGAACAGGGAGCGGAAGGTGATGACGTTATCGGTGCGCTGCGGGTAGGTCGCTTCCATGCCCTTGCGCAGCTTGTTCGACGCGGCTTGCAAATCCGTCTGCGCGGCGGCAAACGCGGTGTTGCTGTCACCCGAGCCGAGGTGCGCGTTGGCGTTGGTAAAAAAGGTGGGCGGCCCGTCGTTCATCAGCGCAGCGGCCAGGAAGTTTCTCCCGGCTTCGGTCAGAGGCATGTGGTTATCCCTCGCCCTCTAGGACTTCGATGGGTGGCTTGCCGGGGACGTAATCCCCGTCGAACTTTTCCAGCCGGTACTTGACGCCGACGCTGATCTTCAGGCTTTCGCGCTGGCCCGACTGCGCCTCGATCACCGCCTTGTCGATCTCGGCGGCCTTCTCCGGCCAGAAGGGGCGGATGTCGTCGGCGAGTTTCTTGTAGCGGGTGATGTCGTTGTCGCTGGTCATGCGGGCCTCAGAGCTTCAGATACCAAGTGCCCAGCCGGTACGGGCTCATGATGTTGACGGCCGTGCCGGAACCGACCGATGCGGTGCTGCCGGTGACGGCGAGCGTGCCGAGCCCCGGCGTAAGGGTCGAGGGGAAACCGACCGGTGAGGTGCCGACGGTGCCGCCGATGCCGCCGCCGAGCCCCCGGAGGACTTCGGTGTTGTCCGACAGGCTCGGCGCACCGGTGATCGCCAGCGTGCCCTTCTCGTGCGTATGGGCGGGCAGGTTGGCTTCCGCCAGCGTCTGGGTTTCCGAACCGCTCCCGGTGCCGGCATCCGTCGGCGTCCCGCCGGCAATGACGCCCGCCGCCGAGTTCCCCATGTCGTCGAGGCCCATGGGCCCGCGCCCGCGCATGTCGGGGGTGGCGATGGGCTTGTTGGCGCTGAAGTCGGCCGCCGCGTTGGCCCCGCGCCCGCCCGTCACCGGGCACAGCGCGTTGGAGAAATTGTTCCACAGGTATTCATAGAGCGGCTGCGTGTCGGCGTTGGCGCGCTCCGTTGCCCCGGAAGCCGCCGAGCCGATGGTGCGGGCGTTCTGGCGCACCCAGCCGGTGCGGGTGCCGGATTTCTTCAGCCACAGCTCGTCGCCGGTCTGGAAGATGGCGTTGGGATCGACCGTCGATCCGCCGCCCCCTTCTCCGGTCCCCTCCGACGGCCCTACCGCCTGGATCACCGGGATGTCGAAATAGACGACCGACCCCGCCTCGTCCGTCAGGCGCGCCCGGTACTGGCCGTCCTCCAGCCAGAAGGCGGGGAGCATGCCGGCCGAATCGGTGCGCATCGGCCAGGGGTGGATGAGCGCCGGGGTCAGGCCATAGTCCGAATACACGTCCACAGGCGTCGATGACGCTGCCGCATAGATATAAAGCGGCGCGTTGACGAGGGGGTTGCCCTCGCCGTCGAAGCGCTGCGACAGGCCAAGGGAAAACAGGGTGCCGGCCAAGGGGTGGCTCCTTATGCGGGGGCGTGTTGTATTTGCGGGCTTGCGCGGGTGCGGGGGTGTGCGTATTTTGCGCGTGGGGCGCGAGCGGCGTAGATGCTGGGCGTGACCATCCCGGCGTTGAACCGCCACACGGTCAACGCGCCCCAACCCTTCCGGGGAGACCGCAGGATGAAGGCTATCGGGTGGTTGCTAGGATTGGCGGCAGTGGCGGCATGCATGGCCGCCCTGGACGCCTACGCACCGTCCTGGTGGCCGTGGGCTTACGTCGTTCTGGGGCTCGGCGCGGTTTGGCTCGTTGACAGTTGGCGCCGCCGCCCGATTACCTGAACAGATACGTCAGCGCCCGACCAATGGTCGCGGCGGACTCGCCGGTTTCCTCCGAGAGGATGCGCGCCGCGCCCGCGATGTCCCCCGCCTGCACAGCACTCTGTGCGCGGGGTGAATTGGCAATCGCATCTTCGACCATCGCCGCCGTCGCCTGCGTGGGGTTGGCGGCCTTGCGTTTGCGCGCCGGTGCCTTGCTCGGCTTGGTGGCGGGGACCTCGGCGGCGGCTGCCGGCTGCGCATCCGCTTGCGCGGGTTTGCGGGCCGGAACACGCTCGCGCTGGTTTTTCGTCAGCAGCCGCTCAAGCCGCAAACGTTCCGCCTCGGCGGCGCTGACATTCGGCCGCGCGGGCGCGCGCGTAAGCCGCGCCTTCGCTTCCGCGGGGACAACGCCAAGCATGGCGCCGCGGCCGAAGTTTGCCAGCCCCTGCGCCCCGGCGAGAACGTCGCGCGCCGCCATGAAGCGGCGGATATTGGCCTCGCTCGGGTCGGCGCTGAGCGCGGCTTGCGCGGCCTCCAATTCCTCGCGGGCAGGCTCGACGGCGAAGTGCTCGCCAGCCTGCCATTCAAGAGCACCGGCCCCTGCCACTGTCGCGCCGGGACCCCAGCTCTCCACCGCACCGGGTTGATAAAGCCCCGCCGCGGGGGCCGCTTGGGGGTTGGGGGTATAGCCCTGTTTCGTTCCGGGCGCCGCCGTGAACGGCACCCGCTTGCCGGCGCCGCCCTCCTCCCAGAACTGGTTGACCTTTCCAACCCGCGAAGGCACGTCGCCTTTGCGGCCAGCGAGGGTCGCATCGGCGCGGGTAGCGCGTTGCGTAGCCCTCTCGCCCATCTTCTTGCCGAGGCTGCCGCGTACCTTGCCGCCAGCGACGAACCCGGCGACACCAGCGGCGAGCGGGCCGTACTCCTGCCATGCGCGTCTGTACGCGGGCACGTTTTCTTCCATCTCGCGCAGGCGGTCGGCGCCTTCCTGGCGTTCCTTGGCGCGCTGCTCGGCTTCCTGCCGCTTGCGGTCGCTCTCCGCCCTGGCGGCCTCGGTCGCGCCGCGCGCGGCTTCCAGCTTCTGCCGCTGCAACTGATCGGCCTGGTAGCGCTGGTTCGCCTCCTGCGTGCCGGAGCCCATGTTGCCGTCAATCGGCCCGCGGTAATAGCCGGCGTTCTTGAGGGTGGTCTGCAAGTCCTTGATGCGGTCGGTGTCCTCACCGGCGCCGGCCTGGCCCGGCGCCAGGTAGGCACCCGCGCCCACGGCCGCGCCGGTCGCGGTAGGATATCTGGCCGGCAAACTTGCCGCCGCGCCCGCGCCGCGCAGCATGGTGCTGGGCGCCAGCGCAAGGCCCACACGCGCCCCGCCGCCGACGACATCGCCCTCGCCCATCTGCCGGCCGCCCTCGTAGGCCATGCCGGGCGGCGTGAAGGGGATCGGCGCCGCGGCTCTCTGCGCCTGCTCGGGGTCCATGCCCATATCGGTGAGCGACCAGCGCGCGCGGTCCTCCGGCGTCGGCTGGTAGGCGCGGGCCTCCTCGGCGGCGTAGGGTTCGAAATTCCGCAGCGGCGGGTAGCTGTCGAGCGCGCGCGCCTGCCCCGGCGGCGGAATGGCGGCTTCCTGGACGCGCGGATCGCCGACGGGCCTCGGTTGTGCCTGGGCTGATTGCGGCACATCCTCCGGCTTGGGGCCGCCCAGACGCATCGGAGGCGGGAAGGGAGACGCATCCGTGGGCGCGGGCAGAACCGGTTGCGGGTATGGGCCGCGCGTCTGGCGACCGTGCAACGAGCCGTCGCGGTAGCCGTCTGGCCCCGGCCGCGGTGTCTCAGCAATGAAGGCGTTGGTAACAGGGGCTGCAACGCCAGTTGCAGCCCGGCCGCCGGCACCGCGCGCCGCAGAATAGCGCTGGATAGCCTCCAGCACCTGCATCTGTTTCACCGGGTCCGTTTCCGTCAGCATCTCCATGAGCGCCGTGTTGCGGCCGGAGTACACGCGCCGCGCCACTTGCGACAGGAGTTCCTGGGAAAGCGCGCGCGGATTGAGGTAAGACAGGGCGGAGGTAAGGTAAGCGGGCGCGTTAAGGTCGGCGACGGCCTCCTTAAGGGGTGTGGTCTGCGAGCCGCCCTGCAAGGCGCGGAACGTGCGCGTGCCGGCGGCCTCTTCATCGATAATGCGCAGCAACTGCTGCGCATCCTTGCGCGACTGCACGCGGGCGCGGTTCCATGCGCCGCGCTCCTTGCCGGCCAGATTTGCGGGGGACGGGCCGCGCTCCAGCACGCGCTTGATGATGGCCTTCGCCGCAGGAAGGCGCAGCTCAGCCGTCACATCGGCGCCCTCACGTTTGTTCAGAATGCGGTCCTGCAGGTTGCGGGAGAACCCCTGCCGGAACAGCTCCTGCTGCGTCGGGTCCATCTTTTCGAAGGCTTTGAGGGCTTCACGTGACTTCTGGCCCATGCGCGCCGCCATTTGCTCGCCCAAGGCCAACGCCTTGTCGGCCGCCCGGCCATCGGCAAACAGGTCGTTGGCCTTGGCCCATTCCGGGTTGGTCTTGCGCACCTCGCCCATAACTTCCTTCTTGAACGCCTGGAGGTGACGGGTGAGGTTGGTCGGGCGCGCGTCCTTGAAACTGTTCTGAATGATGTCGTCGAGGTTTTCTTTGGCCTGCTGGAAGCGCTCCAGCGAGCGTACGGGAAACTGAGCTCTGACGAAGGACGTGCCGATGTCGTTCGGCACGTCAACGTCGTCGAAAAAGCCCGCGATGGCTTTGTTCATCGTCACAGCAAGGTCGCTGTTCGATTCCGAGGCGCGGCCGGCCACGGCGCCCTGTTGGACGCGCGGATTGATGCGGCGCTGCCAGTTGCGGAGCGTGGCGGTCAGGTTGAAGGGCTGCTCGGCGGCGCGGGCGGCATCGTAGGCGGCACGCTCTTGGCCGCGCACCGTCTCTTGCAGTTGAGCAATCCGCCCCTCCACATCGCCGTCGCCGATGTAGCGCTGGAGGGCGTCCACCAAGCGGCTCGGCTGGGCGACTTGCCGCTCCGTCAGGCGCTCGGCGGCCTGCGTTCGCGCTTCTCCGGGGGTCGCCGCGGCGGCGCGCATCGTCCACTGCGTGTTTTGGCCAGACCCCGCGCCTTGCAGAGCCGCGCGATCCACGATGGTGAGAGGCGTCTGGTTCCTTTCTGCGAAACTCTGCTGGTAGCGGCCAACCGTGGCAGGCGTCACTTTGAGGCGAGTTGCGATGTCCGCCTGTGTTAAGCCATCATCGGTCATGCGCGCGATGTCCGCGGCCATGTCCTGCGTAACGATGCGGCCTGCCGGCGGCAGCATATCTTCGCGCAACTTGGCGGGCTCGATGCGGTCGCGGGCCATGGCCTTGGCGGCGGCGTTATAGGCACCACTCGACGGATCAACCTCGGTCTGCGCCTGACGTGTGCCTGCGATGGCTTCACCGAGCCGATGACCCACATATCCGCCAGCGGCCCCGAGGGCGGCGCCAACAGGCGCGTGTACAGCGGCCGTGGCCAAGCGGTTGGCGGCACCCTCTCCGACGCTCTGGCCCTCCCCGGCGCCAAAGCCTGAGACGGCACCGTAGCCGGTACCGACCGCGAGCCCGCGCTTAGCAGCCTGTCCGGCGTTCTTGGCTTGCTGGATGAAGCGGACGCCCGTCACGCCGGGCGCTACCAATGCGGGGACGAATCCCCCCGCGATGCCGGCTGCGAAGCTGGTTACGGGGTTCTCGTCGGAGAAATCCTTGTACGCGGCGCGCTCGTCCTCAAGGGCGGCCTCATAGGCGGGGCCGAAATCGCTTTCGCCCGTGAGTTTCTGGTACCCGGCCCGCGCCGCCGCGTTGATCTCGTCACCAAAGCTCAGGGTTGCGCCTTGTTCGAACGCGCGTGCCAAGCCGGAGGCATAGGACCGCCCTGGGGGCACGAGACCACGCTTGCGCGCCTCGGCCAATGCCCCTTGCATCTCCGGCGGGAGAATGCCGCGCTTTTCGGCTTCCTCCAGATAGGCCATGCGGTTTGCCATCAGTTGATGCCCAGGATGCGCTTCAGATCGTCATCGCTCATCGAAGCGGGATTGTCGGCCTCGGGCGCAGCCTGTGGGGGCGGCTGCGCTTGCGCGCCTCCTGCAGCGGTGGAGAAATCGCGCGCGAAGGCGGCCTGCTTCTCCTGGCGCAGGGCGCCGAGGATGCCTTTGACGCGGCGCAAGTTCTGCTTGAGCTGATCTGCGCTCTGCGACTGCTGCAAGCTGCCGCGAACAGCCTGAAGCAACTCGTTCTCGAAGTTGGAGACTTGACCGAGCGCGCCGCCGGTCGGTGAGTTTTCACGCATCGACTGCAGCTTGTCGAAGCCGATGTTGGCCTTGACGGTATCCAACAGGCTGCCGAGATCGTGTTGCGGAGTGCCTGGCGCGTAGGCCAGCAGGCTCATGGCACCGGTCTTCGGTAGCACCCCTGCATCGATGGATGCTATGGCTCGGTCGATGTCTTCCCCAACAACGCTCCACTGGTGCTCCAGTTCGCGCATGCCGGCTTCGACCTTGCGCTTTTTCTCCGGCAGCTCGGCGGCGAGCTTTCCCTGCTCCCCGCCCAGATGTTTCTGATACTCCGCCTCGGCGAGGTTTTTGGGGATTGTGCGCATGTCGGCGCCGGTTGCCTTGTTGACGATGCGCGTGCCGGTTCCCTCGTCAATCTCGGTAATCCCCGGCGCTTCAGTGCCGCCGTATGGCGCCCATGACCCGTCTGGCTGGCGCAGAACCTTCTGCTTTTGGCCGGTTGCAGGGTCGAAAATCTCACCAATGGTCCCGGCCTCTTTGGCGTTGGCCGCGCCGCGGATATCCTTGGGCACTGACGCAACATTCTGCCCCGGCGCCACTGGGTTCGGACGGACGAATTCGGTGCCGGTGTCGAGATACTTTTCGGCCCGCTTCATCGTCAGGTACTGCTGCTGCTGCTCGGGCGAGAGCTTGTTGTAATACTCCCACTCCTGCACGTTCGCCGGGCCGGCGCCGGCTCCGGCCTTGCCGCGCGCCAGTCGGAAGTCGTTGAACGATACGGGGGGCCGCCCGGCCTTTTGTTCCTCGCCGAGATAGAATTTGTATTCCTTGATGTCGTCTGTGCTGCCGAGTTTCTGCCTGGCCTCCTCGAACCCGACCACCTTCCCGGCCGCATCGAGATTGCCGATACGCGCGAGACGCGACGCTGCCGCTTGCGTGTTGAAATTCCCCTGCGCGTCGTAGAGCGCGCCGTCGCCGAGCGTGCTTTTCAGCTGCTCCTGCTCCTCGCGCGCGCGCGCATCCTGTTCCGCCTGGCGCTGCCGCGCCTGCCGCTGGGCGACCTGGTTCTCGGCCACCGCGTCCCGGCGCACGCGCCCGTCCTGGGCATCGTAATAGGAATCGGCGATGCGCCCGATGCGCGAGAAGTCGATCTGCGGGGCGGCGTAGGGGCTCTGGTAGGCCATGGCCTGGTGCTTCTCCGCTCTCAGTTCCGCGTGACGACCGGCGCCCAGGAGCCCTGGCCTGCGTCTCCACCACCACCCGGCAAACCGCCACCCATGAACTTGGCCGCGAGATCGCCCACTCCGAAAATGGCGTTCCAGATGTTGCCGCTGGCCGCCTGCTTCGCCGCCTGCTGGTCGGCGATCATCTGCGCCGTGGAGTTGCCGACGCCGGTCTCCACGTCGTAGGCGAGGTTGCCCTTGTTGGTGCCTGTCTGGTTGATCTTGTCGCCGAGCCCGGTGAATATCCCCGCCTGCGTGCCCGCTGCCTGCTGGCCGCCCTGGCTCGCCGTGTTGAGGTTGTTCAGCCAGTTCTGGTATTCCTGATTGGCCAGCCCCTGCGAGAAGGTGATCGAATCCGTGTTGGTGTTGCCCGACCCCAGCATGCCGCGCGCGGAAGCGCGACGATCAATGGCGTCGAGGCCGCTTTCCATGGCGAACTCGTAGCCGGGGTTGGCCTGGAACATCTCCACCGCCCGCCCGTAGCCTTCCTCGCCCCCGAGCCCGATGGCATCGCCATACGCTTTGTTGCCGGCAACGCCGGTTTCGACGAACTGCCCGAACGGCTCGGCGGCGCGCTCGTACTGCGTCGTCGCGCCGGCCAGACCCTCGTCATAGAGGGCGGACGCCTTGTCGTAGCCGGTGCGGAGGCCCGTGGTGCGGGCGGCATTGGCGTCGGCTGCCGCCTTCTTGCCGCCGCTGCTGGAAAACACGTCAAAGAGGGACATGATAGCTTCCTATCTATTGTCGAGGTCTGCGCTAGCCCATCACGGCGGCGAACGTGTACCCAGAAGCGGGCGTGTAGGTGATGACGATGATGCCTTGCGTACCGGCCGCACCGGCGCCGTTGATCGAGGCGACCTGACCTGACCCGCCGCCGCCGCCGCCGCCGCCGTAGGCGCCACCGCCCCCGGCGTTGCCGGGATTGCCAAGCGACGTGCTACCCGCCCCGCCGCCCCCGCCGGACCCTGGACCTGCGGTGCCGCCCGCCGTCGCCGTCCAAATCGTGTGCGTGCTGCCACCGCTGCCATCGCCGCCGGAAGCTGGGCCACCACCACCGCCGCCCGCCGCGCCGTTGTTGCAGGCGCCGCCAGATGAGCCATTGGCGGTGCCGAACGACGTGCCGCCGGCCGACCCGGCGCCGCTGGGTCCAGCCGTGCCGCCGCCACCGCCGCCGCCACGCGGATTGCCGCCGCCGTTTTGTCCCGCGCCGCCGGCACCCCCACTGGAGCCGGTGCCCGTGCCGGATGCGCCGCCCGCGCCCGCTGACAGCCCAGAGGCGTTGCCGCCCCCGGCCGCGCTAACGCTTGCCGACCCCAGGCCCGTCCCGTTGAACCACGTATGCCCGCCGCCGGCCCCCCCGACGGAAACCTGAACGGTCGCGCCCGGCGTGACAGCGATATTGGTGCCGAAGCGATACGCACCCCCGCCGCCACCGGCACCGCCTTGCTCGGGGCTGTGGTTGCCGTTGGAACCATTACCGCCGCCGCCGATGCAATGCACGGTATTGATAGGGGAAAAGTCGTCAGGCACGACCCACGAGGTGCCCGAGGTGATGAAGACGGTTTTATCGACCATCTCAGGTCTTCAGCACGGTGAGATTGATGGAGCAGATGATGGCGGTCGTGATGCTGTCGACGTTGAAGAACAGCCAGTCGCCGGCTGTGATGGAAGTGGTCCAGCCGGTGAGCGTGGTGTCCTCGTACTTGACGTCCGATGAGATGGTCGGCTTGGAGGATGCCGTGATGGTGTCGGCAACCGTCGGCGGATAATCGGCGTGCGGCGCCTTCCAGATGTCGACGACGATGGAACCCGTCTGGTCGAGCCCCAGAGAAACGCCGGTAATGGTGCAGTCGAAGGGAACGCGAAACCCGAGCTTGTTGCCCGTGGTGATCGCCGCCACGCCGCCAGAGATGAAGAACAGCAGGTTGGCGGTGAGGTGATTGGCGGGCGTCTCGGGGATTTCCTCCCCGGCCACAAACCGCGTCAGCTTATCCAGCGTCTCCAGGTACTCGCGCCAGGGGCGCGCCACGAGAGGCTTTGCCGGTTCGAGCCAGGGGATGTGCGGCTGCGGCAGCGGGCGGAGGATGGGGTCGGTCATCGACGGGTCGTCGGCGGCCTTTGCGGCAGTCCGGTGTTGGACCACATATCGGCAGCGCGGCCCTTATCTTTCGAGTCGGCGTACTCGGCGATTCCGATGCCAGCGTTCAGCAGCGAAAGTGGCATCAGCCACGGTGCCAGTTCTGGGGCGACGGCCGACATGGCGCCGGTCACGCCAGAGAACCCACCCGCAAACCGCGCGGCGTTCAAATCGTCCTGAGCGCCCTGCGCGAAGTATTCCGGCAACGGCCCCTCGGCGTAGTTGCCCGACGGCTCGGGGAGGTCGGGTCCGTACATCACGCGGCCGGCGGGGCTGTAGGCGTCTTGGGTGACCCGCTGCACGTTGCGGGCGTACTGCTCTTTGAGGCGCGCCAACTGCTGCGCCGCCTCGGGCGCATTGAAGAAGTCTGCCATGCTATTTCGCCCTCACGTCTGCCGATTGATCGCCGCCCATGAACCCGACGTGCACCCTGTCGGGCACGTCGAGCCGCCAGCGCCGCCCCTGCGGTCCGGATAGTCCCGTGTTGAGCACCGAAACCCGGGTCCTGGCGTTCTGCTGCCGCCCCAGCTTGCGGATCAGCGGCCGTGACCAGGTGACCCCGCCGTCGTTCGACCACGACACGTCCACCACCGGATCGACCTCGATAGGGTCGGCGCCCGTCGCAATGCCTACCCCTGTCACGAAGTCGAAGTCCGCCCGCGCCACCTGGATGCGGTTGGGGAAGTCCTTGACCTCACCCGATTCCATGCGCCAGCGGAATGGATTGCCCATCTCCGAGTAGACGGCGCGGGAGATTTCCATGATGTCGCCGGTCTCGGTGTCCCCGCACAGCCACTTGTGCAGGCACTCCCCCGCATCGGCGAGGGCAAAGGACTGCGTGATGCGGGAACGTGTCTTCAGGTAGCTGTCGCGCTCGTGCCACTTCTCGGTGTTGATGTCGAACACCCACGTCCATGCGGCGCACGAGAGCTGCCAGAACTTGTGGCCGCCGGAGGAGTAGACGCACGCCTCCAGTTCCGTCTTATCCGCCAGCGCCGCAATCAGCCTATCGAGATCGGGATTGGACACTTTGGTCGGCGTGTAGCCGTCCAATCGCCGCACCGTGTTGTCGTCGGCCACCCACAGCAGGTGTTCGGCGAACTCGTCCCCTCCCCCCGCCATGGCGTGCGCATTGAGCAACCCTGCCGGGATGGTGTGCGAATAGGAGAACGGAAACGCCGTCGGGTTCGCCGTGTTGGTCCACACCTCGATGGAGCGCGTGCCGCACAACAGCATCTGCGAGCGGAACGGCTGCGGGCGCACGAGCCCGTCCGGGTGCTGCTCGGCGGTCGCCAGATCGAGCAGGTTGATATCCGTGGTGTTGATGCCCGAGGTGCGGCACTTGCCGTCGCCGTAGGTGAAGAAGAAATACCCCGCGAGGAAGGCCACCGCATTGGGGGCGCCCACGTCGGGGTCGGGGTAGTCGTCCACGCCTGCGTCGGTGATGATGAAGGCGCCGATATCGGCCACCCCGACGATATCCGGGGTGGAGTTGTTGTTGCGGGCGAGGAACACCTTGTCGGCGCCGGCCAGCGCGTCGTGCACCTCGGCCACCCAGCCGGTGCCGCCGCTGTCGGAATTGCTGTTACTGTCGCTGTCGCTATCGCTCGCCCCTGCCTCCTGGAAGGTAACGGCCATGACCATTCCGTCATAAGCGGCGTAGATCACCCCCGGCATGACGATGGCGCCGCGGAAGGTTTCCTCGCCGGTCTCGACGAACAGCCGCAGGCCGGGGGAGCGGCGCCAGATGGGGCCGAGGCCTTCGCCGCGGGGTTCCACGTACCCATTCAAGATGCGCCCGGCGCCCTCCTGCGGGCGCTCGCCGGGGGTGGAGGAGAGCGGGAAGGGAATTTTCGTCATCAGTAATACGTCGTGCGCAGAGGCTTGTAGGTCGGCCCGCCGCCGCCCTTGATGCGCAGGCTGGCCTCGGCGCCCATCGGCCCTTTGACGGAGGCGGGGAGGGCGGGATCGTTGCCCAGACCGAAGGCATGCCGCGCGGTGTTGGCGAGGCAGAGGGCGAGGTCGTCGAAAATGTCCTCCTCGATCTCCTCGGTGTCGGCGATGTAGTAGATGTCGCGGCGCAGCAGGTCGGCGACGGTCGGCCCCAGATAGCGCTCGACGCGCGCCAGGTCTTCGACCTCGGCGACTTGTCCCGAGGCGAGAGCGCCTAGAGCTTCCAGGGCGCGCTCAAGCAACTGCCGCTTGGTCTTCAGTGCCATGGGCGAGCCATTCCTGTGTGGGGTAGCCGAGCAGCTCTCTGGTGAGCCCGCTCATGGAGCGCGTGTCGATGCGCAACTGACCCTGGTCGCGCACCCAGAAGCGTTGATAAAGCCGCGCCGCGAACCAGGGCTTGGGATCGTGAAAGTGGGCGTAGCCGTGCGCCATGGGCATGCCGGCGAGGACGATGTGCGTGGCGCCCAATTCGCGGGCAACCTTCACCGCCAGCATGCCGGAGCCGCCGCCGTGACAGCGGACGGTGCGGACGGGAAGCGTGGCCCGCCGTTGCCGGCCTTCACTCGTCCACAGCGACCCCGGCGGAGCGTGGCCGTTGGCGGCGCGGGTGGCCAGCCAGGCTGGGAATTTCTCTGGATGGAGGGAACAATAGGCGTCGATTGGCCCCGGCCAGACGGTACCGATGTCGTTGACGGCGAGCACCAGATCGGGCGTGAACAATTCCAGGGCCGCCTTGGCGTCGTCGTGCACGTTGGCGGCGCCGCCGAGGATCAGGGCGCGCATGCGAGCCAATCCGCCGTGGGCACCCCGAGGACTTCCTTCGTCCAGCCTCCGAACGAGCGGCAGTCGGCGCGGAGGTTGTCCAATTCCTTCACCCAGAACCTGTGATAGACCGTGGCCTCCGACCAGCGCTTGCCGGCGCTGTGGAAGTGCGCCGTCTTGGTCATCGGCACCCCGGCGAGGACGATCTTTCTGGCCCCCCCCGCGCGCGCGACGCGGATGGCGAGCAGACCCGACCCGCCCCCGAGACTGTCGATGGGCTCGATGTCGGTTACCGTTGCCTGATGCAGCCGGTGCGCGCCGGTCCAGTAGACCTCCGCCGGATCGTGCCCGTTGGCCGCCCGGCGCTTGGCCCAGCCGGCCAGCTTTTCGGGATGCATCGACGCCCAGGCTGGCAGATGCGCCGGCCACAGGGCGCCGATGTCGTTGATGCACACCACGTCGGCGGGCGTGAACAGCGCCAGCGCGTGCTCGACCTCGCGGAACACGTCCGCCCCGCCGCCGACCACCAGGGCCGTGCCGGGCGTGGCACAGCGCGTCGCCCAGCATGTCACCGCGCTGACGAACGAGGCCGGCGCCACCGGCAGGACGGGGGCCTTCATGCCGCCATGGCGAGCACGCCCCGCCACCATGTTACGTCTTTCAATGCGTCGATGAGCAGGATGTCCGACCACTCAATGAGGTGGTACTGGTCTGCGTTCAAGGGCACACCCCGCTTGTGCAGCTCCTGCTTGAACTGCGCCGAGGTGATGGGCGGGTGCATGACGCTCGCCATGTCGCCCAACGGATGCGCGCCGAACCAGCCCGCCTTGGCGGCGATCTTGTTGCACAGGAACGAGGCCATCACCGAGCGCATCATGGTGGCGCGGATGTCGGCGAGTTCGGCGTCGTCCCCCGGCGGCAACGCGGCATCGATGGAACACAGGCAATCGACGAAGTGCTCGTGCTGCGTGCCGCGATGGCTGGCGGAAGCCCGGTTGACGGCCACGGCCAAGCAGGGCTCGTCGATGTAGACGACATCACCGTGCACGGCAGGACCGGCGGTGATGGCGTAGCCCGCCTGCCAGCGCACGCCGGCCATGCGGTCGAGGATGCCGGCGCGGCGGAAGGTCTCCGTGCGGTAGAGCGTCGCCCCGGCAACGATGTTGCGGTTTTTCGGGTCTTCGGCGAACAGGCGCAGAAATGTGCGGCTGTCGATCAGGCCGGACGGGTAGAGCCCGCCCCAGAACACCTGCGTCTTGGCGGCATCGAGGAATTGGTAACGAAGATAGGCGGCGTTGGGGGCGATGTCGGGTACGGGGTGCGGATAGACGTGCACCATGCCGCCCTGCACGAAGGCGACGTTGGGGTTGTCTTCGAGCGCCTTGACCTGGCGGGAAACGAGATCGCTTGGAATCCAGTAGTCGTCGTCGCACAGGTAGACGAAGGCTTCGCCCGAGCACAATTCGTCGAGAAAGCGGCGGATGATCGCCGCGTCGCCACCTGCCCCGCCGACGTTCCTGGGGTTGAGGATATAGCGGATGCGCGGGTCGGCAAAGGCGGCAACAACCGCTTGCGTATCGTCCTGCGAGCAGTCGTCCACCACCACGATGTCGATGTCGGCGTGGTCCTGCGCTAGGACCGATCCTAGCGCCCGCCGCAACAGGGCGCTGCGGTTGTAGGTGGTGATGAGGACGGAGACCTTCATAGGTACGGCACCTCGCAGCCGGCGCACAGCGGCAGGCCGGAGAGGTCGCCCTGTTCGAAGGCTCGCACCATCCCCTGATACGTCTCCCCCTGGCGCATTGCTGACAGTGGGGCCTCCTGCATGCGGCCGATCTGCATGAGGCCGTTGGCGTCGATGCAGCCGCAGGCGGTCACCCGCCCGTCGATGTAGATGCCGGGCGTCGAGACGAGCAGCGGGCAGACCCTGATGGGTTTCGCAGGCGCCTGGAAGGGCGTCCGCACCGTGCCGCCCCAGTTGTGGGCAAGCTGCAGGCGGATTTCGCGGTCCTCGGCGCCGAGCGCTCGGAGGTAGGCGCGGGTCTTGTCCATCCCTTCAGCATCGATGCACACACCGTTGATCGACAGCGTCGTGCGCGTGCCCCGCAAAGCGACGATCAGCCCCTTCAGGTTGCGCGTGACTTGTTCGAACCGACCGCCGACGTAGGCCGCCTCGTAGCTCGCCTTATCCCAGCCGGCGAAGGAGAACTGGATGGCATCGAGGCCGAGGGCCGCGAGCTGGGCAATGCGCTTGTCGTTGAGCGGCGTGCCGTTGGTGACGAGGTTGGTTTCAAACCCCGCTTCCAGCGCGGCCGCCAGCATGGCGAAAATCTTCGGGTGCAGCAGCGCTTCGCCCTGTGCGGCGACAAAGCAGACCGTCGTGCACCCGTCGGCCTGCAGCGAGGCGACGATCTCCTGGAACAACCCGTAATCCATGAACCCGGTAGGCTCGGCCCACCTGTCGTGGCTGCAGAAGGTGCAGCGCAGGTTGCAGGTGCGGGCCACCTGGATGTTGACGACGGGCGGCACGGCGGTCACGGGCATAAAGCGGCGATCACCTGGTGCGAGCGGCGCTCGGCCGCCTGCCAGGCGTCCCGATCCTCGAAACATGCCTTCAGGCGCAGCGGTGCGGCGGCGAAGGCGCGCTGCTGGGTGTCGGCCCGCTTGGCGATGAACTGGGCCAGCGTCGTTTGCCGGTGCCCGCCGCGGCCCTGCTTGACGCTTGCCCCGTCGTGCAGCGAGACGACCATCACCGCGTCGGAATCGTCCGCATGTACCACCTGCCCGCCGGCTGCGAGCGCGCTGGTGAAGTCCCCATCCAGCGTACCGGCGATCTGCGGCGCGCCGCGCACGCGCATGGCCAGCGCCGTCTGGTGAAAGGCGCGGATCACGCAGCCCTCACCGCCGACGCGGAACAGCAGGTAGGAGGGAAAGCGGGTGAACTCGGGTGCATCCCAGTAGCGGTAGGTGGCCTCCTGGTGCAGATGTTCGAGACAAAGCCGGGCGAGATCGCGGGCCGGCAGGGCGAGCACGCCGTCGGCTTTCAATTGGGTGAGCGCGGTTCCAGCGTCGATCATTTCGACCGGCGGGCAGAAGCCGAGCACGGCGGCGTTATGGGCGCCGAGGAGATCGACGACGTTGGGCAGCGATCCGTCCGCCCAGATGAAATCGGCGTAGTTGAACACCACCACGTCGTCTGTTCTGGCGAGACGCAGGGCAACGTTCTGCGCTTCGCTCATGGCGCCGTACTTGTGGCGCCCCTCGGCCGGGGCGACGCCGTGCGTCTCCATCAGCTCGAAAGCGAGCCGGCAGTGGTCCTCGATCCTCTGCACGAGCGGGTGCGTGAGAAGCCAGCGCAAATCATCGCGCGTGGTGATCACTTGCAGCGTCACGTCGTGACAGCGGGAGAGGGCGGGAAGGTTGCTAGGCGCCAAGAGGCTCGCCAGCGCCAAGTCGGCGAACAGCACCCGGTATTTCTCGCCCCACACCCCCGTCGTGATGGTCACGCGCATGCGAGCAGCCTTTCGGCGACGGGGAGGATGTCTTTGGCATTGTCGTCCGCCCAGCTCACGTGCTGGCGGAGGCGCAGGTTGGGCCAGGGTGACCCGACCGGAAGCCCCACACGCGCGAAGGTCTCCGGGCGGGCCATTTTCACGCCGGGGGCCAGCAGCTTGAAGATCGCCGTCGGCGCGCCGAGGAACAGCGACAGCCAGGCGGGACCGTTGGAGACAAAGAGGTTGAGCGAGGCGCCGGCATAGAGGGCCGCCCGATAGAGCACATCGACGGCGGCGCGCGGCGAGGTGGTCAGGTCTTCCAGGGGCTCATGCGCCCGCTCGGTATCGCGCACGATGACGACCGAGTGTCCCTCGGCGCGCAAGTGCCGGGCGACGGCGCGCCATTCAGCAAGGTTGCTGTTGCGGGTCGGGTGGTAGGCGCACTCGCGCAGGGTGATGGTGACGTACTCGCCGGGCACCTTGTGGGGCGACTGCAGCGGGTAGCAATTGGCCTGGGCGGCGCGGACCATGTAGCCGAGCCCGTAGCACTTGGCGTTGTGACCGAAGCTGCGGGCGGCGCCGTTGGCGCGGTCGGATTGCACGGTGCACCCAGCGCACGACGGCAGCAGGTCGCTCATCGGCGCCACGATGGCATCGCGCATCATGCAGCGGGTGGGGATGTCCTGGGGCGGTAGGCGATCCTCGCGGAAGCCGCCGTTGGGGCCGGGCAGCACCCGGATTTCAACGCTGTCCTCGCAGGCATCGAGCCGGCGCATTTCAGCGTGCAGCAGGAAACTGACGAAATCATACGTAGGGGGCGAAACCGCGAGATCGTAGTAGGCGGTGAGCACGCGCGGGCCTCGCTGGGAAAGCAGAAAACGGGGCGGCCGTTAGCCAGCCGCCCCGTTCGTGTGTCTCAACTAGGCTCAGCTTGAGCCGGCGCCGTCCTGCTGGGCAGCACAGAATGCCGTCAGGACGCCCCAGTCCTTCAGGTCGCCGCCGCCGATGGGAGCCTTGGCCATCTTGCCGATGCCGTAGCTCATCTCGATGCCGACGCCCTTCTTGAACCCGTAGTCGTCCTCGGCGCGCTTGGTGGGCATCGGGTTCTGCACCCAAGGCATGCCAAGCGCGTTCTGGCCGAGCAGGAACACCGGGGTGAGATCGGCGCTGTTGGCGCCCGCATCGACCAGCGATACGGAGAGCAGCGTGTCGATCTCGGGAACCTCGGTGACGATGCAGCCTTCGAGAATGATGTCGCCGGAGCGGAAGATCGGATTCTTCTTCCAATCGTTCCCCTCGCGGGCGCGGGCCTCGCGGTTGGCCTGCTTGACCTCGGCGGAACCGGCGAAGTCACGGAAGGCACGCGAGCCGCAGGGGACGAGATACCATTCCGCGTTCGGGTCTTCCTGCATGTACGGCGTGATGGCAGGCTGCGACCCGGAGGTGGCCGCCGCACGACGCTTCATCATCCGCAGCATGTCGGCGTCGAAGGTCATCGCCGAGGTGACGTTGCCCAACGAGTTGGCATGGCTGCCGATCTCGAAGTTGGTCGGGCTGTCGCCGTACAGGATGCGATCCTGGTTGGCGTCGTGCCAGGTGTTCTTCTGGCCCGCCGACGCTGCCGAGTAGAGGATGCCGTTGACGCGCTGGCCGGCGTCCGAGCCGTGGCCCGTGGGGGCCGAGGCGGACGGGATGGACAGCAGGGCCTTGATAATCTCGTCACGCTGCGTGCGCTGGCCCCACATGGTGAGCGCCGGGCGGGCCTCTGCCATCGGGTCGAACGAGGACTTCTGGATTTGGTTCTTCTTGAACGCCACCGCGTTGCGAGCCCAGTCGGTCCACATGCGGAATCCGTAGCTGTCCATCTCCTCCTCGGCATCCACCAGTGAGCCGGAGCCGACGCCGGCACCGGAGAGGCAGTTGACGAGCGGGATGTTGACCTGATCGCCACCTTCCTTGTTCTCGAAGTAGAGACGGATGATGGCGCTTTCGCCCTTGCCCATGTAGGGCGAGAAGCGATTCTTGCGCAGGTAGTCAAAGAGCACCTGCTTGCGGAATTTGATCTCCGCATTGTTGGCATGGGTCGTGGAGACGCCGGCCATGACGGTAAGCCTTTCCTATGGTGCGGCCGGCCCCTCAGTGGGTGCTAGCGGCGCGCGATGGCTGCATCGAAAAGCTCGGCCTCGCTCAGGTGCTCGATGCCTGCCCCGTCGCTTGCGGCGGCGGCGCCCGGCATGGTGCGCAGTGAGGGAGGGAGCTGGATGTTGACGTTGGGACGGGCGGCGGGCTGTCCCGGCTGCTGCCCTTGCGGGGCCGGCTGGCGGGACGCCTGTGCCTTGGCGCGCTCAAGAGCCTTGGCGAGGTACACGGGGTCGCTCAGCGCGTCTTCAAGCAGCTTCTGCTTGTAGGTGCTGGGGTCGGTCCCGATCTCGCGCAGGGTCTCCTGCTCGCGGTGCCACGCGACAATCGTACCGCCGGGGTCGGCGGCATTGAACACGCGCGCGGCTACGGCCTTGTCGCCACCTTCGACGGCGGCGGTGAAAGCCTCGTAGGCTTTGGGGAACACGTCGGAATGGCGAAGATTGGCGAGCGCGAGGTTCTGTTCGAGCCTCATGGTGCGCAACTGCTTGCCGAACGTTTCCGCCTGGGCGGCCAACCGCTGCTCCACATCGCCGACAAAGCGATCTGGGTCGTCGAACAGGTTGACGGGCTCTTGCTTGGGGGCCTTCAACGCCTCGATCTGCTTCTGCAGCTCCGACATCTGGTGCTGTGTCTGCGCAAGGCGTTCACGCGCGGCGCGGGTTTCAGCCTCGGTGGCGGCTTTCGCCTTCGCCTCGGTCTGCTCCCGGATTTCCCGCACGCGCCACGCCGGTATCCACCCATCGCGGTCCTCCTTCACGGGAGGTGCCGCGCCTTCTGCCGGTGGCGTTACAGCCGTCGGAGGCTGCTCGGCCGTGGCCGGCGATGGCTGCGTGGCTGGCGTGTCAACGGCATCGCCCGGCTTGGGCGCAAAGCGCCCGTGCTCGTCGCGGGGCTGGCCGTCTGTCCCCAACGCTTCACTGTTGCCCGCGGGCTCCGGCGTACTCGTGGGTGCCGGTCCCGAAAGCACCTCGGCGAACAACTCGTCCTCGGTGCCAATAGTGTCCTGTTCCTGGTCGGCCATAGCCTACCCGTCCTTTCGCTATCGCTGCGATCTGCGTGAGGCACCCTGTGTCGCCGGGCGCGTGGCGTTCCCCTTGTCGCCGGGGTCGCGTGTCATGCCGGAGGCGTGCTCCGCCACGTCGTGGTTTGCCGCTTTATCGCGCGCGGCCGGCGTTGTGCGGGATGACGGACCCGCGACCGGTCGCTGTATCGCCAGCGACGTGCGAAATCGTTAGAACGGCAGCGCCTGCTGCATCGGCTGCTGCGGCGGGCTCATCTGCGGCATCGGTGCGGGCGGCAGCCCAGGCATCGAGCCGACGCTAGGCTGCGGCGCCCCGTCCATCCCCGGCATTCCCCCCATGCCCAGCGGCGAGGCGGCAATCTTCTGCACCGCCGAAGCGGTAGCATTGAACGTATCCGCCTTGGCCTTGCCGGTCTTGGCGCGGGTTTCTTCCGTCTTCGCCTGCTCCTGCTCCAGGGCAATGCGCTTGGCCTGCTCGGCCATGGGATCGGGCTTCTGCGCCGCTTCCATGCGCTCGCGCAGCTTCTTCTTGATGTCGGAGCGGATGGGGAGCAGGTCGACCAGCACGTCGGGCGGGATCGGCATGCCGGCGGCGATGGCCGACTGCAGCGTCTCCAGGGCTTCCGCCATGGTGGTGACGACATCGCCCGACTCGTCGAGCTGGATATCGACATCGAGCGAGCCCAGCGCGTTGACCAGCGCCGGGCGGTTGTATTCGTCAACGCCGAGGCCGTTCAACTGGATGAACTGCACCAGACCTTCCGAGTCCGTGACCCTGATCCAGCGCTCCTGCTGCCAGTAGCGGGTGATGGCGTTCCACATCTTGCGGTAGACGCGGAACTTCCAGTTGCGGAAGGCGATCATGTAGGGGCCGAGTTCGGCCAAACCTGCCTGCTGCAGGAGCGCGATGGCGCGGCCCGACTTCGCCGCGTCGCCCTGCCCGAGCTGGGCGGCGTTGGGGCCGAACCGGTCGATATCCTGCTTGGCTTCCTGCAACAGCAAAAGCTGGCCCTGGAAGTCCTGCGTCTGGTCGTCGGCCTTGATGTCGCGGCCAAGTTCGCTGGCCGGCGAGAAGATCACCACGCCGTCGGCGCGCGCCCATTCGCGACGCGCGGTCTCAACGTCCTTGACCGCGCCTTCCTTCATCAAGAGCCGGCGCGAGTTGGAAATGTGCATCAGCCGCGAGGTGCGCTGGTTCACCTCGTCGCACGATGTCTTGAGGTTGCGCAGGAAGCCGTAGCGGTCGCCCTCGTGATCGATGCAGCCCGAGAACATCTCGAACTTGGGCGTCGTCTTGCCCTTCTCATCGACCCAGGGCGACGTGCCCTCGGCCAGCTTCACGCTGCCGATGTGGAAGCACCACATCCACTTGCCCTTGCACAGATACCAGTGATCGACGGCGCGGATGGTCTTGCGGCTGGAATTCGTCCACACGAACTCGCGGTCGCTGTCGATGGTGAACTCCGTCCCCGACGTGAACATGCCGTCGATCTCGGCGGCCTTGTCGGGGAACTTGTCCTTCAGCACGTCGATATCGACCCACTTCGAGGTGCCCATGAACAGGGCATCGGAGAAGTCGGGCTCATAGGAGCGCGGGTCGTAGAAGAACGTGTCGGGCTGCACCATGCCGAGCCCGATTTCCGGGTCGCCCTGGTCGCCCTGGATCAGGTCGAACTCCACCCCGCCGATGCCGTCGATGGCGCCGTGGCGGGCGCACTCGGGGGTGATGGCGTCCCACTTCTGCGCGCTCATCGCATAGCGCAGCGTCTCGGTGGCAAGGTCGGCCCCTTCGACGTGCTTGGGCGTGTTGGGGAAGGCTTTGGGGTCTTGCTTCAAGCGCTCCAGGAGGCCGACGATGGCGTTGACCTTGCGCGAGAACTCGGGCTTGGACGTGACCGGCTGGCCGCGGGCGCGGATGGTGTCGATCTGCTCCTTGGTCCACATGACGACGTGGTAATAGCGCCGGCTCTCCTTCTGCTCGTCGATCTCGTTCGACTTCTGGAAGGTGTAGTCCTGGAACTGGGTGCGCAGCCTGGGCAGCTCGTAATAGACCTCGCCGCCGGGCGCAGCGGCAGCCGGGCTCGCCTCCTGCGCATAGGTTTCGTCGGCGTAAGCCTGGTTCATATCGTCAAGATTCCGTTGTTCGACCGGCCACGGCTGCTGGCGTAGTCGGCGCGCTTTTTCTTCGTGTCGGCGGGCTTCGGCTTGTCGCCGGCCATGATGGTGTCGAGCAACTGGCCGACGAGGCCTAGCGCGTCAGCCTGGTCGTCGTGCTTGCCGGCCCAGCAGGACAGAAGCTCGGCGCGGAAGGCGGCGTACCAGGGCTCGTTGATGGGCACATAGAGCCCGTTCAGCGCCATGCGCCCGCGGATTGACTGCGCCCGCACCGCCTTGTCGCCCCGCGTAGGGAAGGCGCGGCGCGCCACGTAGGCTTCGCGCTCGCGCTGGCGGCGTTCCAGGAACGGGCCGATGCCAGCTTTGATCTGGCCTTGCTCCTCGGCCCACTCGATGGGCTTCCACTCTTTGACCAGATCGCAGAACGCCTCAATCCACCGGTCGGAGGACGTTTGCCCCCGCCACAGGTCGAGGACGTACATGCGGTCCTCGGGATCGACGCCGATCACGATGTGCACCGTGAAGTCGCCGCCGTCCGCCGTCACCGCGTAGTCCGAGGCGCCGTAGATGCGCAGCGTCTCGCGGGCCGGGACGACCTCGTAGGGCTTCAGCCACTCGGACTTGAAGTAATCGCCCTCCTCGGGCGCGGGGCGCTGCTGGTAGAGGGCAGACCACGTGCGAGCCGGCGTCGATCCCTTCAGCTCGGCGAGCTGGTCGCCGTACCCGTAGTCGCCGTCCGACCACAGCCACTCCCCTGGCGCGCGACCGAGGGGATCGTCGTCGCCCTCGGCCTCCGCCGGCAGGCGGATAACGTGCCACTCGCTGTGATTGAGGGCGCGGCCGGCCAGATCGTCCTCGTGCCAGCGCGTCTGGATCAGCACCTCGCGCGAGCCGGGGACCAGGCGGGTGCGGAAGTCGTTGACGTACCAATCCCAGATGCGGTCGCGGATGAGCTGGCTGTCGGCGTCCTGCCGGGAGCGGATCGGGTCGTCGATCAGCCCCACGTTGGCGCGGAAGCCCGCGATGCCGGTGCCGACGCCGGCTGCGTAGTATTCGCCGCCACTCGTCAGCGCCCAGCGCCCAGCGGCCTTATTGTCCTCGGCGAGCGCAATGCCGAGCGTCGCATGGTGCTCGGCGATGTAGTTGCGGATGCGCCGGCCCCACTTCTCGGCCAGCTCGGTGGTGTGCGAGGCCGCCAGCACATTCCACGCCGGGTGCGCCTGCATCAGCCAGGGGATGAAAAGAACGCTGGCGTAGGTGGACTTGGCCGAGCCGGGCGGCATGAACACCGCCAGGCGATGAATGTCGCCCCGTGCGACGGCTTCCAGGGCCTCGATCAGCAGCTTGTGGTGCTTGGCCGGCTCAAACCCGCAGAGGCGGGCGAACTCAGTTAAGCCGCGACGGATCGCTCGACGGCGCAGCAGCTCCTTCGCCGCGTCCGAGGGCAATACGTTCAAGCTCTGCATCTGACAGTCCGTTCACGTGCTCGTGGCGCGCGTTGATCTCGACCTTCTCGCCGTAGAGCTTCGGCAGGGCCTTGGCGAGCAGCCACTTGCGGGTGTCGATGCGCAGCCGGGCGCGTTGCACATGCTCGCCGTTGAAATTCCAGCCCGGATTGTCCGGGTCCGTGCGCTCCATCCAGTCGTTGGAGGAATCGTCGCATATGTCGATCAGCTCGTCGGCGAGGCGTTGGTAGCCGACTTCCCTGGCCCGCGCGTAGTTCGGAGAGAACGGGTGTTCCGGGTCGGCGGCCCACAGGCGCACGGCCCGCTCGTGCGGCATGCCGGGGCGCTTGCAGACGGCGTTGAGAGTCATTCCGCTGGCCAGCAGCTTGCAGATGGCTTTGCCGAGCGCCGGGGTGTAGGTGACGCGCTTCGCCCGGTGCTTTGTCTTGCTCACGCCATGCTCTCCTGGGGAAACAGACCGTCGACAATGGCTGTGAAGCGCGCATCAAGGGCGGCTTCCGCGGCGGCGTTAACGGGCCGCCCTTTCGCCGCCAGACGGACGGCGCGGTTGAGGAAGGCGTTGGCCTCCTGGTCGTAGAGGTAGGGCACCTGTGCCGTGCCGTGCGTGACCTTCGGGAGCGACCAGAAGCGCTCGATGTCCTGGCGGGTCTTCTCGCCTGTTTTGCTCACGACTTCCTCTTGCGCTTCCGCTTTGCCGGCTTCTTGTCGAGGAACGAGAGATCAAGGCCGGAGAGTGAGATCATGGCCATGGTGTTGTTCCGTTGGTTGTATCCGCGCCGCTGCGCTGGTGAGCCTCTTACCGGCTCTTGGGTTCCGACACCGCCGGCTGCGAATGCACGAGGCGCGGCTTCTTCTCGGCACCGGATGGGGTCTCCCCCTTCTTCAGCCACAAGAACAGCTTGTGCATGCCCTCGATGTTCACGTCGGCGGCGATCTCGGGGTTGGCGTAGAACTTGAAAATCATGGTGCGAAGGCCCCGGTCGCCCAGAGCGCGGGGTGCCCTACGCGGCTTGGCCTTTGTCTTGCGCGGCATCGACGCCTCCGAGCTGGCGGTATTCCACGGGCTGGCCGATCTGCTGGGAACGCTTGATGGCACGCTGCATGCCGGGCGAGATGCCCCGGTCGGTGTAGACCACACGGGCATCCGCCATGTCGCCCCAGGCAAAGCCGGCGATCATACCAAGCTCGCGCTCGTCGGGAGCGAGATCGTCGAGCACGCCAGGCTGGGCGTAGAGCAGGTGTGAGGCGAATGGCGCCTCGTTCCTGCGCAGGGCGTCGAGCAGGCATTCCCTAGCGTAAGCGGTGTTCGCCTCAACGTCGCCGGCTAGCGGGCTCTCAACGACTACCAGGCGCTTGGCGATCTGGCGCAGCATGTGCATCGGCAGCGGCCTTCAGCCTTTCCTCGATGGCGCGGATGAGTGCGAGGGCGACGGGATCGGGGTAGGGTGTATCCATCAGGCGACCATCCTCAGTTCCGGCCGACGCGGTGCCGGCCGGGAATTGCTCTGCCAGTTCACCCAATCGGCCTTGCGCTTGAGGCTGGTCTGCTGCGCCTCAAGGAATATCTGCCATTGGCAGACCACGCCGTATTTCGGGTTGACGAAGAACAGTGCTTGCGATGGGCGGCTGTAGGGAACACGCAGCCCAAGGCGGGCGTACTCGTCGTAGCCCTTCAACGTCCCGTTCACGATGACGGGGCACGCCTCCGACCTTGGGATAAAGGTGTGATAGTGGCAGCAAAGCATAGTATCGAAGTCGCGGCCGATCTGCTTTTCGCTGCGGCCGACCTTGAAGGTTCCGCGGGTGATCGGCCCTAGCGCCCCGATCTGGCCGTCCCCCCCGCCGACGCCGAGCCGGTCGCCGTGCGTCAGCAGGAACCGATGGCCTTGCACGGCAAAGAACGCATCCGTCTCGCCGGGGATCATGAACTGTATGCGCTTGTCGCCCTTGAAGTGGCGCTCTAGCTGGCAGTACAGGTTCCACTCGTAGTTCTGATAGACCGCGTTTTTCATGCGCGGCCGGTGCGTGTCGCGCGGGTGGTTGCCGACGACGCAGGGCACGAACACGCGGCCGAACTCGTCAGCCATGCGCTCCAGCGCCCATATGAGCGCTTCCTGCACGTCGAGCAGCGACTGCTGCACGGTGCGGTCGTTGGTGGCGCCCAGCTCCTCGTGAATGGCGCCGGTGATCATGTCGCCGCCGAGGCAAACCACGATGCCGGGGTACTGCGGGCGCACCATGTGGTGCTTGCAAAGCTCGATGGTCTTCTCGACCAGCGTGCGCACGCGCTTGAGGGCAATCGGCGTGTTGAACTCGTTGACGCCGCCGACCTGAATGCGGTTGACGACTTCGCCCATGTGCCAGTCCGACCAGACGACGACGGGCACGTTGTCGTTGACGTGCTTTTTCGACTTCTGCGTGAGCCAGCGCGGCGGGCTCGGCGTCATGGCGGCGAGGCTGTAGATTTCCTTGCGGATGCTTTCGGCGGTGTCGTTGTGGCGCTGGCACTGGGCCAGCTCGCGCTCGGCGAGCACGAGCTTGGTCTTCAGGCGCGCCACGTCATCGACGGTGCGGGTGGTGGCGGTGAGCCCGCGGCGCTTAGCCTCGTAGACGCTTTCGCGGAACCCGCTCGGCGCGCACCCCAGGGTGCGGGCGGCGGCGGCCTTGTTGCCCTTGTGCTCGGCTAAGAGCTTCAGGCGTTCGACAAGCTCGTGGTCGGTGAAGCGGGCGCGGCTGGGCATCGGCCCCCGTGGGGTTATGTTCCCGTTGAGTGGCTTGCGGGCGTTAACTGCCGAAATTCTCGGCAATTGTTCCTGATAGGGGTGTGGGTTCTGCCGGGCCGGAGCGATGGCGCGAACTCAGGAGCGGCGCGGCGGGCGCATGCCCCACCAGAACCGGCCGCCAGGGGGAAGGCAGCGGTTGCTGTCAGCGCACGGATTGCGGGCTACGACAGCCCGGCAGAACTGAGGTCAGATGATGATGCGGCGGAAGCCGCTGGAACACATGGGGCAGGTGCAGTGCACGATGGTGAGGCCGGCGCGATCCGTGAACCAGCGCCAGAACTTGGACAGCTTGTCCTCCCAGTGGCACCACAGACACTCGCTTTCGTCGGCACACAGGATTTCGTGCCGCACGTCAGCGCGTGTCACTGCCTGCATGATCTGTCCTGTAAGGAAGGGGCCGCCGCCCAACCGGTAAGCCCGCCCTGTAGGTCAATGGACCGATGATGGGTGATGGGGGCTGTTGGAGGCAGTGCGGCCGAAGCCTAAGGCGTTGATGCGATTCACAAATGCAAAGGGCCGGCACGTGGCCAGCCCCGACTAGGCAGAGTTGCTCTCGCACCCTAGCAAAAAGATGCTGCCCAACTTAAAGTGATTTGTCAACCCCGGCGGCGATCTATCCGGCGCCGCATGCAAAGATGCAGGGCAAGCCGTTCCAGGGATTCGCGCAGCACGGTCGCCCCCGCGGCGGGGAGCTGCGGCCCCTTGTAGGTGGTGCGCCACTGGCCGATGGCGGTTTCCGTCACCTCCTTGCTGTCGTCGATGATCGCCGGGATGACCAAGTGCATCAGGGCCGCGTTCAACTCCCACCGCCCGTCGGTGCACGGCACCCCGAAGGTGGCGAGGGTGGCAAGCTTCAGCTCATCCCCGGCCGCCATCTGCTGCTGGCTGACCTGTGACCGCTGCGAAGCGGGCGCCGCCTGCACGAAATCGCCATACGCCGCCACGCCGCGGCTCGGCCCGACGTACTTCCAGAACAGATCGCGGTAGTGGCTGGAAGCCTTGTACAAATCCTCGTCGAGCTTGCCGGCGTTGTACATGCGGTCGATGAGGCAGACGTGCCACTCGCGCTTTTCGATTGCCTCGCCAGTACGCAGGTTGCGGGCGGTCACCACCTCGTCGATCTCGCGCTTGGCCGAGGCCAGCGCGTCTTCCGTCCCGCCCGGAACGCCCCGCGCCAGGCGACGGCGGGCGTCGAAGGCCCGTGCCAGGGCGTCGAGGGCGGCGTTGGGGCCATGCTGGGTGTCGTAGGTCTGGGTCTGGCGCTGGCGCTTGGCGTGGTCGATGGTGGCGAGGAAGCGGTCGAGTTCTGCGTCCTCGCGGGCCTGCTGCCGCTGCCGTGCCGTGGTCCCGAGCATGTGCGCCACCCTGGTTGGAAGTTCCGCCAGCACCCTTACTGGCTGATTTGGGTGGGGCTGCTCAAGGGTTGACGCCTTCAGTCTATCGAGACTGAAGGCTGCGCCGCACAAGGCCATAGCGACGGGCAAGATTGCTTTCCTCGTCGCCGACCTCGATCCATTTCTCGGCCGGCGCGACGATGCACCTGACCGTTATGGTCCCCCATTCGGGGTCGGACTCGATAACCTCCTGCCGATCATCCCCGTCCCTCGTTACGATGTCGCCAACCCTGAAGGGCTCTTTGTCGTCGTCTTCACCGACGGGGCATCGCATCTATCTTCCCTCTCATCGAGACTGAAGGCTGCGCTAGAAAGGAAACTCTCGCTCAACGTCGTCGTCATAGTAGCCGTACACATAGGTCGCGCAGAACAGCCATTCCCAGAACCACTCCGGTCGGGCGCCGTCATCACACCTGTCCGAAACCCAACACCAGAGCCGATAGCGGAGCGCAAATACTCGGTCGCTTTCGGGGGACACCCACCGGCTGAATTGCTTAGCCATCTTCCCCTCCTCTTCATCGCTGCGCTGCGCGCTTATATTGGTCCGCAATGCAACGTGACAGTTCGTACTCATGGTCACGCCCACGCTTGTAGAAGCTCACTAGCGCCGTTTCAATGTCGTCCGCGAGAGGCTTCCAGTTGAATCCTGGCGGAGTGCGGAATTTGGCGATTAGCTCGGCCGTCTGACGGGCCGTCATTGTCTCTGACATCTTCTCTTCCCTTCATCCCCGGCAGGGGATAGCCGAGACGCCTATGCGTCGAAGGCGTCAACACTATAATTATTTCCCGTCGCCCCGCTGAGTAGCGGGGTTGTTTGTGTCAGTCGGCATGCTTCAACAAAAGCGCGACGATGCGTGCCGTCAATCGGTCTCGGCTTAGGGAGCCCTGCCGCAAGTCCTCGAAAACCTCATCTGCGATCTGCTCCGCAATCGCCACGGCCTCGGCGGGTTCCATGTTCGTGGCCCCTATTTGACGACCCGAAGGTCGGTGAAGTTGAACAGGAAGCCGCACGTCGGGCACTTCTGCGGCTCGGTGCGCGCTTCCCATGTGTGCATCGTCTGGCACTGTGGACAGATGCAAGCGGTCATGTCGCCGCCCGGCTTCCCCCAATCAATACCGATGAACCGCATGGCGGGGCCTTTGCGTCTGTGTTGCTCAGTAGCCTGATTGATAGCGTTTATACACGCGCCGCCACTCGCGCTCCGCAGGCGAGAAGTACCAAGCTAAGAACGCCCGCCACCAACGGTATCTAGCTCGCAAGCGCATGAGTGGCCTTTGTTTCAGTCATCGTCGCCGTAGAAATACACGGCGCACTCGTCGTCGGACGTCGCGCCAAGAAACACCTTGGCCGTGCAGTTTGAGTTACGCCACGTCTCCGCTTTCAGGTGCTCATAGCCGACGCCAGCGAGGTAGCGAATGGCGGCAACCTCGTTGTCGAAATATTGCTTATCCGTGTTCATGTCGTGCTCCTTTCGGGCCTTTATTGTGCTGTGGCGACGAGCGCCGTTTCGGTTCCGTTTTCAACGACGGGCTGGAAGCGTCCCCAGTGGTACGCCCACTCGGATTCGGTGCCGTCGCTCCAGACGATTGACGGGTTGAGAAGTTCCTCTAGCCGAACTCCGTATCCTTGGATGTGCGGCTCGGTATGGATCGAACGCACGGTGTAGGTCTGACCCTCAACCACGCGGAGCGGCGTCGCGAAAGCGTCTCGCACAGGCGAGCCATCGACGCAGACGACCTTCTGTCCAACCTTGAGCATCATCGGGCCTTATGTGGACAGATCGGCGGCTGCTCTGCGCAGCCCCGTCAGCTTCATTTCCAAGTCGTCTAGAATAGCGATCACAGCGCGGTCGTAGTCGCACTCGTTTGGCTTAGCGAGTGCACGGACACGGGCGCGCATGGCGTTGGTTGAGCGCAGCTTACCCGGCTCGTGACAGGGCTCAAGCTCGGCGCGCTCGGCATCCTCCTGCGCGCAGGTTTCGCGCCATGCTTTGCGGAACTTCTCATACGGCGGCTCTGCGTACGAAGCCCCGCACATATCGCAAACTTCGCCCGGCTGGATGTGGCACTCGCCACACGGTTCCTTACCCATTTGCGGCCTCGATGTCCGGAAACGCCGGGGAGATGTACCCCGGCTGAAGCCAATTCAGGACGTACTCTAGGTCCGATGCCTCGCGACGGTGGTCCTCAGTGATTTCGCCATCGGAGAAGCCGCCGTGGTCCTCGTCTGCCTCATAGACCGTGTGCGAGTGCGCAAGGTCTTCTAAGACTTGGTGCTCTAGGAGCACGCGGCGGATGCGCTCGTAATCAATGCTCATTGTTCCCGACCCCCGTGCCAGCCATCCGGCCCCATGCGCGCGGCAAGCTCGCGGCCCTCGGCGGTGAGGTAGTAGTCGCCATCTTGGCCCGCCACATATCCCGCTTCGATCAACTCGCGCTTGCCTTCCTTCGACACAAGATCGCCAGCCCAAACGAGGCCGCTCGGCGCGCGGCGAAACTGATCCATCTGCGCCCATGCGTGGCTGCTCAGCCAAATCTTGCCGCCGTGGTGTGGATCGGTTGGCGCGTTGTCGTAGCTGTATGTCATGGCCGTAAACTCATCTCAGATGCACCTCAATGACGAGGTTCGGATGCCTCGTATCGACCGTTATCGCGTGGACGCGGTGATCATGCTCATCCTCGAAGTCGATGAGCAGTTCCTGTATCTTCGTTTCCAGCTCTTCTAGTGTCATGGGATTTTTCCCCCGTGGCGTTCCGCTACGCAGGACAGTGCCTGGCGCCGAGTGCGCGCCACGCCCACGCAAGCACCGTCTGCATCGTTAGACTGCCAGCGCCCTGGGCTCGTCCGACAGACAGAGCCGATGTACTTCTCACCGCGCCAACACAGCCATGCCGCGACTGATCCGTCAGGGTCGTAAGCAGCCTCGTATTCCATACTCTAACCCTCAGAGGTTCGGATGCGCGCCGCCAGTTCGTCGGCTGTTTCGCAAGCATATTCTTTGTGCGTCCGGCCATCGCGGGCGTAGTCATCCGCGAGCTTGGCGCACCGATCACGCTCTAGCATGGTGGCTTCGAACATGAGCCCACCGATGAAGGCGCGCTGTTCGTCGGTGAAATCTGCGAGCTTCATAGCGTCCATGCCCCTCAGAGGTTGCCGAGGACTTCGCCGGTCTCTTCATCGAGAACTTCGATGAAGCAGCGGCCCGAGCCCTTGGGGTCGACGTTGATGCGGTAGCTGCCAGCGTCCCAGCCGATCACAACCTTTTCAGCCGCCTCAACCGAGTTGAAGATCTTGTAAGCGCTGTTGGCGATCTTGAGGGTGGCGACCAGCATGTCCGTGTCTCCTGTCCAGTGATTTGAACATAGCAACGCTTGACAGCGATGTCAACAAAGGGTATCCACAAATCTGCACTTTTTGATTTGCGGAATGCACCATGACAGGCGGCTATGGTCAGAAAGCCACGTTTAGTTTCCGACGACTTCAAAGGTCGCCTGATCGGCTATGCGCGCGTCTCGACAGCAGACCAAGACGTGGCCATGCAAGTGTCGGCGCTGAAGCGTGCCGGCGTCATGGACGACAACCTTTGGTCCGAGCAAGTCAGCGGCGTGAAGGCCAAGAGACCGCAGCGCGACCTAGCGATGCTCGACGCTCGCGAGGGCGACGTGTTCATTGTGTACAAGCTCGACCGGCTCGGCAGATCGTTTCGGGAGCTTCTAGACATGGTGCATGATCTAGAGGCGCGCGGCATCGGGTTTCGCTCGCTAACTGAGGGCTTCGACACGACTAAGCCGGCCGGCAAGTTCATGTTCCACATGCTCGGCGCCCTGGCGGAATTTGAACGTGGGCTGATTGCTGAGCGCACCCGCGACGGCATGGCAGAAGCGAAAGAGCGTGGCGTACAAGTCGGCAAGCCGCAGTGGTTTACCGCTGAGCGCCGCAAGGAATTTGAGCGCCGGTTCCCCAAGGAAAGTGTGCAGCAGATCGCTGACGATTGGGGCAAGTCGGCCAACATGATTAGAAGCGCATACAAGAAAGCGGCGCTGGCCAAGCTACGCCGCAGACCCAGACGATAAGGAGC